TTTTAGAGCCGCACTAACTTGTTTAACTTTGTAAGGGATTTGTTTAATGGCTGATGCCGGTTCGGAATTTACTTCAGACACTGATGGAGCCACTGGCAGCGCAACGCCTGCTAGGGCTCAGCTTGTGGGCGGAACTGATGGTACAAACCTAAGAGGAATCTTAACTGATTCCTCTGGTCGTATTATCGTATCTGACATCATTGGATCTATCACCGCTGAGATTGATGGCTACCTCTTAGATGGAAAAGTGTTCTCGACCACAACTGACTTTATTTCTATTACCGGACAATCTGAGACCACACTTGCCCTAATAAAAAACCCATCTGGCTCTGGAAAAATAATCAAGTTTTATTCTCTCACAATTGGTGCCAACTCTGCATCTTCTCGTTCTGTGTTTAGGTTTTATATTCAACCAACGATTACTTCTAATGGTACGGCACTAGCAATTTCCAACAACTATGCAGGACATGCCACAACAACAATTGCTCAGGCGTTTCACTCACCTGTTGTGTCTAGTAATGGAAGCCTGGCTGGACCGTTTGTTGTTGCCACAGATCAAAATTCTTTACCTATTTTAAGGGGATTTGTTATCCCGTCCGGAGTGAATGCCTTGGCTACGATTCAAAATACGCAGAACAATACGCCGGTTCATATCAACATTGTTTGGATTGAAATATGAAAGATATCGAAGTTGGCTGGACTGAGATTAAAACTTTTGCCAATGACAATTCACTCACAGGTAGATTCATTGATTACAATGGGAATTACTTCATCAAAGTCATGGACGGTTTTTTCTCTTTGTTCACAATCATTTCTAAATATCCGGACAATGGTTCAGATTTAGTAGATTTCGAAACCAATTACAAAAGTCTATGGCAAAAATCTTCAGTCGTTTTGGTCAAGCCAAAGCCCTTTGCCGATTCTGATGGGTTTCGATTTAGAGGAAAAGGGTTTTCTGGATCGGCCACAGCTAACTCTACAACTAATATCGAATATAAGATAACAGAAGAGAGATATATAAATGGACTTGAATTAATATTAAGCGGAAATTCATTGGGAGATTATGTCCATTTCGAAATCGTTGATGTAGACAATATTCTTGGCTATGGAGCCGGCCTTGTATTAGATAGATTTGCTGACACTTGGTATATGGATCCTGGATCAAGCCGACAGGGCCCATATCTTCTACCTTATCCTGCTAAAATAATTGCCAATCTTTATTTGCGTGTGGCTTATGGGAACACGAGTGAATCAACATCTGTGAGTATGAAGGTGAATGCCTTTCTTCATAAGAAAACATGAAAATTATATTCACTAGAAACAAAGGACCTCTCTCTAAGTTAATCCGATGGATCTCTGAAGAGCCAGTATCTCATATGGCCATTGTGTTCGACGATAAAATCCTATTCCAATCAAACCTACTTGGGTGTCGCATTTACTGGTACGCATCTTTCCTACATCACAACACCGTCGTATACGAAATAGAATACAACTATGATCTCATGGGCCAAGAGCAAATCTACCAATCCATCATTGGTGGCTTCGATGGCAAAGACTACGACTACGGCGCTCTGTTATATTTCATGTGGAGAGGGTTTCTGTACAAAATGTTTAATATCGCCCTCCCTAAGAAAAACGCATGGGGCAGTCCCGACAGATTTCTTTGCGACGAACTAGCCCACGTATTACCTGAGCCATTAAGGATTGATTCCGACCTGGACTTAGTTACACCATACGAAGTGTACTTAATACTTAAGAAGAGAGTTGATAGTGGCAAGACCTAAACTAGTTCTCGATGAAAAGAAAATAGAATACCTAGCCAGCCGGTTCGCCAGTGTCGAAACTATTGCCATCGTTCTTGAGTGTTCCAAAGACACCCTTGAGAGGCGTTATGCGGCAATTATAAAAAGGGGCCGTGAGAAGGGCAAAACAACTTTGATGAGCAAACAGTTTGAGGTTGCAGAAAAAGGCAATGTCACTATGCTCATATGGCTTGGCAAACAACATCTAGGCCAAGTGGACAAGGTGGAGAGACAGATTGATCCAAGAGATGCAGACGCGCCAGTCGTATACAAAACGCAGTGGGGTAAAAGCTTTGAAGAACCGGATTCCAAGAGAGAAGACTCTTGAACTCTACGGTCCTTTTGAGTATCAAGAACAATTCCATTCGATGGGCAATAGATTCAGAGTTTGCTCTTGGGGCAGGCAAATTGGCAAATCAACCGCTGCCCTCAATGATTTACTCGATCATGCCTGGAAACAACCAGAAGGAACTCTCTGGTATATCATGCCTACCTACGACCAAGCCAAGGTTCAATATCGAAGATTAGTCGGCATGCTTTGGAACTGTAGAGACATAATCGCCAAGAAAAACCAAACAGAGCTTAGAGTAAAACTCATTAACAATTCTCAAATTGTTTTTAAGTCAGGTGATAGGCCAGACAATCTAAGAACAGAGACTCTAACGGAAGTGGTGCTCGATGAAGTCAGGAATCTTCCTCGTGATCTTTGGAGTATGGTCATTCGTCCTATGTTGGCTCGATACAACGGGCGAGCTACTTTTATATCTACTCCCAATGGATTTGATCATTTTTATGATCTGGCTGATCGTGCGATGAAAGACTCAAGGCAAGAATGGGGCTACATGCATTTCCCTTGCACGAAGTCTCCGATATGGACACCAACAGAAATAGAGTCTGCTAGAAGAGAAATGTCTGAAGACGAATTCGCTCAAGAGATAATGGCCGAATTCAGAGACGTTCACACTGGCAAGGTTTATGTTTCGTATGGATCATGGAATTTAAAAAACAACTGCCCATGGTCTGATAATGCATTGTGGGTTCCTCACTTGCCGGTTATTGCATCTCTTGACTTCAACGTCTCTCCTATGAGTTGGACGCTCGGACAAAATCGAGCTGATGAGTTTTATTGGTTCGATGAGATTAGAATGAAATCGACGAACACATTTGAAGCATCTGAGTTATTGGCATTCAAGATAAAAGAAATGAAGACTAAGGGATTTAAAGCTGATCCTAATGTGACGTTGATCGGTGACTCTAGTGGTGAAGCAAGGAATACAAAGTCCGCTGGTAAAACTGATTACGATATTATTGGAGACACTCTTTCTCGCCACGGTATTAGTTGGAACAATTTAACTCCGTCGTCTAATCCACCCGTAAAAGATAGAATCAACAATGTGAACTCAAAGCTTAAGTCTTCAGATGGAACGATCAAAATGTGGCTTCACCCAATTGCTTGCAATTATCTCAAGCGAGATCTAGAGCGAGTGTCTTGGCGAGGTGGCGCATCGGGCGCCATGCTAGATAAAACATCAGATCCAGATCTGACGCATTCCTCAGACGGTGTGGGTTATGCCATAAGTGTATTGGCCCCTCTTCAGATTTCAGGCTCAGTGGGCAAACTTAGAATGATTAGGCGTTGGTAGGTGTCCGGCTGGTTATGTGGCACCATTTATCTGTAGTCGCCGTGTACAGCACCGGACGGAGAGGATAACTCAAAACGCAGCTATTGAATTGTTCGGAAACAAGTGTTGAGATCTTTAGTAATGAAGCAAGCCAATGCATCGCCTAGATACAAAAGTTTTATCGAAGATCGAGACAAAGCTTTGGAGCGTCTTCATACTAAGGCCCAGCTTGAGATGTCAGATGTTCTACGGGGAACATTTCAGAAAGTGATGCATTCTGTGTCACACTTTTACAGATCTTATACTGACCAGGGGTTTCAGACTTATCACAGCCAAGGTCTGATTAAACAAGTTGACCATGGAATTTCTAGTGAGTTCCTATCATCATCTCTCAAACTCTTTGAGATTGTTGTAAGACTTAGGCGCCATGCCTTCATGCTTTCATTTGCAGGTGAGGCCGAGGCGATGGCTAGAGCTACTGACGGAAAAATGACAGCCTATCTTTCCCGTCAAGATTTTGACTCTAAGGTCGAGGAGCCCTCCCCTGGTGGCGGTCACATGTTAGAGAAGATTCAGCTCTACATGGACCGGGTTAAGCGCAGAATCCTGGACGCTGTTCAGATGTCAGCCGTTCTTGATGAGTGGCCACAAGAAGCTCTGCTTCGTGTGCAAAGATCTTTGCCCAAAACCAAGCGACTCATTCAGCCACCAAGGATTCTAAAAAAGCCAGTCCTTGAAGCGGTGCGAAACAGAGAGGCAGATGATGGGGGTCTTGGAGTTACTCTTGGCATAACAAAGAAAAAATCAGAGTTCTTAATTGATCCACAAGAGTGGGATGAAATGCGAGATGAGTATCTCAAAGATTTCGTTCCGAGTTGGCGTGGACCAGAAAGCGTAATTGGCGTCTTCAAGGACGAGGACGACCTCAAAAAGGAGTGGTATGCCTGGGAACTTGAGCAAGAAATCACCCAAGATTTCGTCCAGCAAGTTCGAGACGGACAAGTTCAGGCGGCCAAAGATAACGGGGTCAAAGACTTCATATGGATAGCCATCATCGACGATAAGACAGATGAATGCTGTTCTTGGCGAGATGGCTTGACATCTGAACAAATCGAAGCTGAACTTAAAACGAAAAGAAAGGACGATGAGTGTCAGGCTATCGTCCCTCCGGCGCATTTTAATTGCCGTTGTACTCTAGCCCCGATCCTTGAAGGAATGCCAGAAACTCCGCCGAGTAACATCGGGGAATTCGAAGAGTGGCTGAATCCATAGACAAAAGACCTGACGAATTCCTAACGGACTCAGACGCCTCAACCAAATCCTTTCGCGCCAAAATCCTAAAAAATCAGCTCACCTTTGACCCCGATGATTACGAAATTGATGACCGGTTTCAACCGTCTCGTTCAACAGATCCGCTGGCTGCACACACGACCATTGAGATGGTTAAAGCACTTGAAGCCAATGAGCATGTTGGGATTGATGCGGAGATTTTGGGGATAAAAGATGGGCGGCTTGAAAAGCGCAGGATCACCGAAAAGAAAGAGTTCCTTAAGACTTTCAAAGACTCAGATAAGAAACTTAGAGAGGCAGATAGCTTTTCCCTCGACGACACTTTCGATGGAGGGGTCACGGGTCTTGTTGGCCAGGATTTTATCCCTTTGCTTGGAGGGCCGTTTCACAAGCAACTCTACATATACGATTACTTGCGAATGCAGGCCCTCGCCTTCCATGCTTATCATCACGATCCAATCGCCAGGCGAGCAGTTCATATCATACGTGACTTCACTCTTGGCCGAGGATTCCAAGTCGTATGTGAATCGGAAGAGAACCAAGCTGCCTGGGATGCGTTTGCCAAAGTAAACAATATCTATCAAATGTTTGAGTGGGGTTCAGTTGAACTATCTCTTTATGGAGAGATCATGCTTTGGTGGCTCCCCAACAATGAAACCAAAATTGTTTACAATCTAATGCCCGGACAAGAACCGGGTCGAGGGTTCTTACCTCGTGTAAGGTTACTAGACCCGTCAATGGTCTGGGAGATTGTGACATACCCTGAGGACATCACACGGGTTTTGTATTATCAGATTCTCTCGCCAACACAATATCAGATCTACACAGGCCAAGCCGATGGTCAGAGTGTTCCGTCGATGAAGTTCATTTACAAACAGGTGCCAGATAATGAAATCATGCATTTCAAAGTTAATTCAGTTTCTAATGAGAAACGAGGGAGATCAGACCTTTATCCTGTTTTTGGTTGGCTTAAGCGTCTTCGTGATTCTGTTAATTACTCTATCGTAGGTCTTCAGAAAGCTGCCGCTTGGTCAATTGATACGACCATTGAAGGATCTCAAACAGACCTAGATGATTATGCTCAGAGCCAATCAGACCTTGGTACTATTGCCCCGGCTGGTTCCGAATTCATCCACACATCAAAAGTAAAACGTGAGTATTTATCTAACACAGCCGCAAGTCGAGGTGGCAACACTGCAGCCTTTGATTGGTGTCTGTCCATGATTGCTTCAGGCCTTGGAATACCTGTCAGCTATTTTGGCACACACTTATCTGGCGGTCAGACTCGTGCATCTGCGATTGTGGCAACCGAGCCTGTGGCAAAGCTTTTTGAAATCAGACAAGAGAAATTCAAATACATAATTCGTTGTATGGCCGAGAGGCTTTGGAAAGAACTTGGTCTTGAGGCATGCGACGTCGACGTCATATTCCCAGAAGTCATTACTCAAGACAGATCAGCCAAGCTAAAAGACCTGGCCACAGCCGAGAGTATGCAGTGGATTTCTAAACAGACAGCCGCCGAGATTGCTGCCAAAGAGCTTGAACTTGATGATTTCAATTTCGAGAGAGAACAAGCAAAGACTGCTCCAGAAGATGTCGGATCAATGTCTCCACTCACATTGCCAGGGCAGAACGTTCGTCCAGATAAGAATTCGTCGTTAACGTCCGATGATAGAGCACAGGTGAAATCAAATGATGGATATTGAGGACTTAGATATTAGTGATGATGACATGAAGATGCTTAAAAACGTTGGGTTTCCATCTCTGCAAGAGTACGTGAAAAACCCAGCGGCATGGCGTGAGAGATTATTTGGACGACACGACGAAGTGTTGCACAATATTGACAAAGGCTCAGAAAGCCTGAATCGTCATGAAGTAAGTAAACGTCGATTTGAAGTTGACGGATATGAGTGCAGAAGTTTGGAGCACTTATCACAGGTCGTAAAAGACCAAGGACTTTCGTTCAAGGATTTAGATTTGAAACCATATGTAAAAGACATTGGTGGAGGAAAGTGTGAAATCGTGGTCCGATTTGTTCGTAAAGGAATCAGGGCTGAAGGCGCATAGGTCGCTTGAGAGTTCTAATTCATCCGGTGGTGTAACTCAGAAATATTGGTTCTGGGGCATGGAGCCTATTGGCTCTCCGAAAGCAAAATCACCAGTAGACAACGATGCTGATCAGCAAGCCAGAAACATTCTCATTGAGAACCCAGACATCTCTGTCTCCACATTCATGAATACTTTAAAAGCTAAAGGTCTAAAGATTGTCGATACAAAGACTGATCTTAAACAACAGAGTACGGAGGCCGATTCCGCGTCAGCTATGGGGGTTGCCCAAACAAGAGCAAATAAGACGCCTAGAGAATCCGAGCCGACAAAGTCTGGAAATTTAAACTTCAGAGAGACTATTCGATTTTCCTCTTTAGAAACTTCAGCGAGGGACGATGGCATAGGGCCGACCAAGTTTCGCGTGATCCTTCTTCAAGAGGGACTCGGCAACTTGAAAGACGCTTTTTATTATACAAAAGACGCGCTTGAATCGGCTGTTCCTTTGTTCGAAGGCAAGAAAATGTATGCCGATCATCCAGACGCCTTGGAAGAAAAGACCAGGCCTGAGAGGTCGGTTCGAGATATCATAGGC